TTAGAGGGTAATCTTCACTGTCTCGCCATTTGCTAAGGTGAAGATAAGGTGATTACCCCTATAAACTGCGACGGATTGGACCAGCTCATTCCACCGCTCATCGGTGTAGACAGGATTCGGATCACCGCATTCTTGCAGCACTTTTTCAAATGCATCTCTGATTTCGGTCTCCCGAAGCCTTGGAGAGTCACATATCTCATCGCCATCGTACTTGTGGTTGCAGTACCAGACATCGTAGCGTTCCCCTGTGCTGCGTAACCGCCAGACCTTATGACCATAGAAACCGCCGCAATCGCCACAGACGATTTTACCGGCAAACGGATGCTTGGTGCGCACTTTGGATCGGCGCTTGATGTTTTCTGCCAGCATCTCCTGCACCAGATCGAATACTTCTGGTTCTATGATCGCCTCATGAGAATTGCGGACGCGGACGGACGGTACCTCGCCAGTATTCTTTCTGACCTCTTTGGTGAGATAATCCACGGTATAGGTCTTCTGGAGCAATGCCTCGCCCTTGTATTTTTCATTGCTGAGGATGCTGCGGACAGTGCTGACACACCATTTGCTCTTTCCTGCTGGCGTTGAAACGCCCATCTCTGTTAGAATGGTGGCAATCTCATTGAGGGTTCTTCCAGACAGGAAAAGATCATAGATTTCCCGAATAATGACGGCTTCTTCCTCGACGATCTCCGGCCTGCCGTCAGGCCCCTTTTTGTATCCGAGAAAGTGGGAATATGCCAGATTCACTTTTCCATCCCGCATGCTTTTCTGCTTGCCCCAACGGACATTTTCGCTGATGGAGCGGCTTTCCTCCTGGGCGAGAGAGCTCATGATCGTGAGCATCATCTCACACCTGGGATCAAAAGTATGCAGGTTCTCTTTTTCAAAGATCACCTCCACGCCAATAGCCTTTAACTTGCGCACGGTTTGCAGTGTGTCTACCGTATTTCGAGCAAAGCGGGAGATGGACTTCGTCAGGATGATATCGATGCCGCCGTCTAAGGCAAGCTGAATCATGCGATTAAAGCTATCACGGTTTTTGGTATTTGTACCGGTAATTCCTCGGTCTGCAAACACTTCTACGAACTCCCAGTCCGGATTGCTTTGAATATAGCGGGTGTAGAAATCCACCTGTGCCTCATAGCTGGATTGCTGTTCGTCCTGCTCGGTGGAAACACGAGCGTAAGCGGCAACCTTCTTTTTGCGGGTTACAGATGTAAATGGCTGCTGTTGCAGTGTTTTTGTCGGAGCTATGAATTCTATTTCCGGCATATTATGATTGACCTCCCTCCTTGTGTTGCTTTAAGGCTTTCTGCCGTGCGGCCTCGCGCATCTCATCTGTCCAGCTTAATTTTCGGGACGGATGTTCCCAATGCGCATCGGCAGTCGAGCCATCTGTCAGTTCATAAATAAGGCAGTGGTGTTCCGGGACAATGATGCGGGAGATCGCGCCTAATATTTTCTCCCTGTTAAGTTCAGAAACACCCAAGATTTCTTTGGTTTTCTCGATTAGGATATCTTCGGATATTCTTTGAGACTGGCAGGCAGCCTTTCCATACTTGAAATATTGGTTGCAGATCCAGATCGGCTGGTCGCCGCTCTTGGCGTTGGTGTATTTCCGTACATATGTGCCTCCACAGCAACCGCACGAGATCAGCCCGGTAAACAACTTGCCGCTGTTTTCATGTCCAACGGTTCTGTGTGCCATAATTTCCATCTGACGAGCACTGCGGCGCTCGATCTCCTGCTGTACGGCCTGAAAAGTCTGCCGTTCAATAATCCCATCGTGGCTGTTTTTGACGTAGACTTTGCGAAGCTCGCCGGTATTTTTCCGATCCTTTTTGGTGCGGAAATCCTCCCGGAAATACTTTTGTAGGAGCAGGTCGCCGGTGTACTTTTCGTTGAGAAGGATATCTCTTACAGATGCGCTAGACCAGGTACCGCCAAAGCAGGAGGAAATTCCTCTCTCAATGAGCGTTCTGGCAATTTTGGCGTAACCCATTCCGGAGAGATACAGATTGAAAATTTCCTTTACGACCTCGGCTTCTTCCGGCACGATCTCGAATCTCTCGCCCGTCAGCCGATATCCGAAAACATGACCGCCAGCGGGCTTGCCCTGATCATATAGCTTCTGGATGCGCCATCTCTGGTTCTCACTGGCAGACCGTGCTTCTTCTTCGGCATACATGGCAAGAAGCGTCAGCAAAAGTTCTCCATCCGGGCTAATGGAATGCATGTCCTCTTTCTCGAAGTAGCAGTCAACGCCCAGTTTCTTCAGATCTCGGATTGTTTCGAGCAGAATCACGGTATTGCGTGCAAAGCGGGTCACGGACTTCGTGACTACAAGGTCAATTTTCCCATCCCGGCAATCCTGCAGCATTCGTTGAAACTCCGGACGATGGATCGTTGTCCCGGAGATTCCGTTGTCCGAATAGATGGAAACCAATTCCCAATCCGGGCGTGCCGCGACATAATCACGGTAATATTCCGCCTGTGCCTCCAATGAGTGGAAAGCGGCGTCCTTATCTGACGAAACGCGGGCATAGGCCGCCACGCGGATTTTCTTTGGTTCTTTCGGCTTTGCCGGTATTTCTTCAATATGTATCATTTTAACCTCCTAACGACATTCATCACTCTCTGGCCCGAAAGAGTCAACGATTGATTTCGATAATCTCCCGATGATCTCTGCGCCATCTCATGCGGCAATAATTCGAGCAAAAGACAGCTCCATGTCGTGCCGCTTCATCCAATGGTTTGTGGCAATACCGGCAAATCGGCGCATTCAGCTTCTCCGCCTTTGTTTTTCGCAAGCCAGTCGCTCCGAACCCTTTGCGTCTACAAACAGACTTTACGGTATTGGGAGACAATCCAAGCTCCCGGCCAATAAAGCTGTACGGATAATTTTTCCGCCGCAGAGCGGCAATCTGTTCTAATTGTTGTCCCGTCATTGTTTCTCTCCTTTCCCCGACAATATCTTTCGCTTGATCGGTGACCTGCGTGTCTGTTGCCACCCTGCAATAGACCGCAACTCGTAAACTTTTCTGATTCAGGTAGTCGTTACGCATGCTGCGCCTCCTTAGAAAATCCCCGGCCCGTAATGAGCCGGGGATTCGTAATGTACGCCCACTCAGATTTTGCGGATATGATCCTCGCCATAGACAACGCCAAGGCCGGAGCCACAATCCCAGTTGACGAATATGGTGCCGGTGTCGTCCACCATGGAAACCGTTCCACGGTCACCGGGCTTCAACTTCGTGTAGGGATCGTTCATGTTGATCAGCTCCACCCGTGTGCCTTGGGGGTAACTTTTCCGCAACTGCTCCACGATATCTCTGCTTGGCAAACCAATCATTCAAACTCCTCCTCTTCATCCGGAACCGGAACCTCTGCAATCGGGAAAACGTCATAATTGCCGTTTCCTCCAAGTGCCTGGCGCAGTTCCGCCTGTTTCTGTGGTGTCAGGTCATCCCTGACCTCGTGGCAGAAGAGCCTCATGAACTTTTGCTTAATCGCAAACATTGGCTTCCTCCTTCTCCGCAGTTTCAGCTTTGCCTTTCGGCGGTGCACCGTAGCGCCAGCCGCTGTTGCCGGTGAGATGCTTCATCATCAGCTTTCTCGCCAGCGCAAACGCAGCGCCTTTCATCCCCAGGCTCACCATGAAGATACGCATGGCGAAGCGGTCGTTGTCGCCGTCGTAGGGCTTGTCCAGAATGCGGGTCTGCTCACTGGCCATCTGGCAGAGGGCCGTGATGAACTGCGCGTAAGCAGCCGCCTCGCCATCTACACCCGTGAGGGTGAACCACGGGAAAGCAACCTCTTCCTCCGTGACTTCAATAGGCAGAGCGTCGGCAATCACGGCCCGCTTGAACAGCATCTCCTTGTTGGAGACGATCAGCTTCAAGCGTTCCAGCGCATCGTCCGTAAGGGTTTTGCGCGGAATGCTGACGGTGAGCTTGTTGCCCTCCGCCTCAGCAACGGGAACATCCTCCGCTGTGCCATCCGGAGCGTCATCGCTGCGGACGGCAGAAACCTCGGGTTCCTTTTCAGTGTCATTCTCATCATTGGGAAGATCTTCGGATACCTCCGGGGCATCATCGGCCTCATCGGGTTGGGCGGGACCCGCTTCGCCCTCTTCCGCCGTATCGGGCCTTTCCGCGCCCTCTGTGGCCTCCATAGCCTCCGCCTCGGGTTGGGCGAGGGCTGCGGCCTCCGGCGCGACGTCGGGCCTTTCTGCCGGGATTTCGGCGGGGGCGTCCTCTTTGGGAAGATCCGCCTGCGCCTCACCCTCCGGGATAAAGTCCCGTTCTTTCAGCTTCTTAACCACCAGGGCAACCGCCTCCTGCGCCAGTGTGGGCGGGTAAAAGATCACGCCGTTTTTATCCACGGTGTAATCGCCCACACGATAGGCAAAGGTCGGCGCTCCGGCATAGGCCGCCTCGGAGAATGTGATCTCGGAGAGCGCCTCTACCAGCGCCTTGCGTTCTTTTCCTGTAACATGAAAATTGATGCTCATAGTAACCTCCATTTCTTTAGTCAAATCATTCGTACTCCAGCACGTCGTCCTCCGTCACAAGAAAGTGACGCTCGGTCAGAAACGTGCCTCTCCAGATCTCCTGCTCCGGCAGAGATTCGCAGAAGCGAATGACCGCCCGAGCCAGTCCTTTGTGCGCGCCCTTCGGGAACCTGTCCCAGCCACGCTCATAGGCCACAATCTCACTGGAAGCCTGTTTGCCGCGAATGTGCAGCTTGATCACCCTGCCGCAGTCGATCCCGAAGCCGGAAGCTTCGTCGCAGACCTTTGCTTCAAAGGGATGATCGTCTACTACACCCAGCAGCCAAATGCCGTCCTCGGTGTGAACCGTGATTTTGTGGTCTGCCATCTCCGCCTCACTCCTCGGAGCCGGTCATAATGAAGTGCCAATATTCTTTGCTGTGCTCCTCCAGATAGATGACCAGCTCATAGTAGCCCTCGCGGTTGGCAATGTACTGCACCATGCGGGTGTCGAACATATTGGTCTCACCGCTGTCGCGGATCGCCAGAATCTGCTCTCGGATTTTCTCTGTCATAGTAAATTCCTCCTTCAAGTGTGTACACAGTAATAGAGGCACGGGTAGCCATGCCTGACTCCCTCATGCAGAATCAAACCGCCGTTTTTGGGGCAACCGCTCTTCGTGGTAAAGAAAAAGCTATCTTTGCCATCCGGATACAAAGTCACCGTCTCATTCGCCCAGCGGAAGCAGTCCCGCAGCCCTTTGGACAGAGCCCGACGCTTCTGCTTGTCCTTGACGATCTCTCGGATCGTTCTGGCAGCATGACAGGTGATGATCCTGGCACAGGGCTCAGGTGGGATATACAGATACTTTTGCGTCTCTCCGTCATCCAGAACCAGCTGGACTGAAAGAAGCGGGATCGTGATATCCTGCCGGAAGCCTTTTACGCTGTCGTCTCCGCAGGTGCTCAGCCACGCAAAGGAAAATTGCAGGCTGTCTACTCCGCGCACGATCTTGACGTAATCGCCGCAATCGGAGTCGAACTTCACTGCGCCAATCTCTGCCTCCAACAACCACCGCAGGATAACCTCCTTGATGAGGAATCTGCCGTGGCTGCCGTGTTTTCGGCAGTAGGTCTTTACCCCGACAAACTGATTGCTCCTGACGAGCTTCACCAGTATGTTGGGGGAAAGCTCATGCCAGGGCGCTTTGCGCAAAATACGCTCGGCAGGCTGTTCTGTCTCCCATCCGGGAACCTCAGCCAGCTTGTCGTATTCGTCCGCAATTTGCTCCAGCCAGCGTTCCAGATCCTCCAGAGATTGGCCCGTCCAGCGCGGTGCGCCGAAGGGCTTTTCATAGGTGCCGTCGCCGTATGCGGTGAGCTCCAGTGATTCATCGGTTACGATGAACTTGCCCTTGTAGGCATAGCCCACGCGGATGAATCCGCCTTCGTCTGTTTTCGTAATCTGAATACTGCCGAACTCGGACAGACCTCCGTCGCCGCGATTGGCCGTGTAAGAGAGCGGATAGCCCTCCTTCAGATCGGCCAGATCCATCGGCCATTCCTCGGTGTACTGCCCCACATAGAGCAGGGAGTCCAGATCGCCAAGGATCGTGTGGACCCGCAGGATCAGGTAGACCAGCGCGTGATGCTTCTGCTCAAACTGCCGGACCATCTCCGTGTCCTCCGCGCTGAGCTCGGGGTAGGTCTTCTGGAAGGTGCAGATATGTACCTTGCCGTCTTCCTCGAAGTCGCGGATAAAATCTTCCCGCAGCCCCATCAGCCGCATCCGCTTCAAGGCCTCTGCCTTCTGCTTCTCGCGTAAGATCTCGCTCATGTTCATGTCCTCCTTTATCAGTCTGTTTCTTGGATGTCGATGATACGGATCGTCCGCATCGCCAGATCCACCGGCTCGGTTGTGATGCGCAGCGGCGCAGCATCCTCCCGGTCTGCACGGAACACGAAGTTCCCGACATGGGCGATGCTCTTGACTTGGTAATGTGCTTTCAGAGCGTTCCGCAGCCCTGAACCGTCGTTTGCGACCCTCAGCTGGGTAAGGTCATGGGTGTCCATTTTCGGTCAACCTCCCTTCACTTAGCGTTTGTATTCGTGGTACCCCTTAACGGGGCATGATATTTTGTTTCCCGCGTCCGGTATGCGGGGGCTTGGCACAGCCCGTCAGGGTAACTGCCAGATGGCATCCGTGCAGGGCCAGGACTCTCTGCTGTGCTTTCTCTTTGTTTTTGATGATGTTTGTTTTAAGCAGCGGCACAAGGCTCATCTGGATGTCGGTTGGGTTCCTCAGATAAGCAAAAGCGCAGGAAGCCATAGCAGCGACGCTCCCTTCGTGTGCATCAGGGTGAGCAGTGCCGCACTCAAAACGTCCTGGCTGCGGATGCCCCAGTTCTCTGAAAAGATCTCCTGAAACACCGCCAGCACCGCGTCGGCAATCAAGGTTGGATCGCCGGGAAGGGCCAGCGGATTGAAGCCCACGGGACAGGCGTCTGACGGATCAATGATCACCACATCGTCCTGCCGATCTTCGGGGATCCGCTCCAAAATTCTGTTTACGAGATCGGCCTTGGGGTCGATGACTAGTGTACTGCGACCGGCACGGATATCTGCCAGGATGAGGTGTTCCAGCACAGTCGACTTCCCGCAGCCAGTAGGGCCTATCAGGATACTGTGCTGCAAACTATCCTGGGGACTAATAGACAGGCGCTGGCTGCCGCTTGGCACCATGCTCTTGGCAAAGCTGCGGTCATACAACCGGCTGGTCGGCTCCCGATACCATGCAGGAGGAAGGGTAAGTTTTGGATGCAGGCCGCTGGTACCGGGAAGCTCGTCTTCGCCAAAGGGAAGCAGCATAAAGCTGGTCAGCTCTTTCACCGACAGGCGCAGCGGAAAGTGCCAAGGCACCTTTGCGCTGATTAAGTGCTGCGGCTTGTCCGGCAGCGTGTGTATCCGCGTTCCCACCGACTCCAGTGTGCGGAGCGCGTTGAGGATCGTGTTGATCCGACTCTGCGCTCGGTCGCCGGATACGCCGATGCGAATATGCACTTCAAAGCAGTGCTGCTCGTTCTTCTCCCGGATCGACTTCTTGGTTTCCACCGATGCCTCGTCGACCCCAAACATGATGGCCTTAAGCCATGACACATGGGGATCCGGTATGTGTTTGGGCGTGGGCTGTGGCCGGAAAGATTTCCCCAGCACGATCTGCACGACGGATTCATCCCCGCCGCGAACCGCCGCAAGTGCCGCGAGTCCCGCACGGATGGTGGATGAGATTGCGTCGGTGCTAAGAGACAGGCCGGTATGGGAAATCACCAGCTGCCGTGCCGCGCTGACAGGAGCGCGGTGGTAGTCATCGAGCGGATAGAACCGGATCTCTCCATGCGCCTTCATCACGCTTTCGATCCTGCGGATGTACACAGCGTCTGCGCCGATGATGTGTTTGACATATCCGCCGTGGCCCCTGGCCTCCCAGATGATTGCACCGCGCGGAATGGTGGAAGCCAGGTGCGAGAGAATGTCGCAGACCTGTTCCTGGGTATAGGGACGCTGCCAATGCAGCTCCCTCCATACCAGTTGGTAAAATGATCGTTTAGCCATGCGTGACCTCCTTTTCTACCAGCCGGAGTCGCGTCTGCGCCTCCAGATTCGGTAGCCCACAACTCCTACTGCAATTACTGTAGCAATGACTGCGAGGATTGGCCAAACCGCGTACAGCCAACAGAGGGCCAGCTTGATCAGGAAGGCCGAGAGCGCCAGTATGACGGCGGATTCCAAGAGCCTTTCCAGCCAGCGTTTCGGTTGATTCTCCATGGTTCATCGCGCCTCCTCCGGCAATACTGCCTTATGATACAGCTCGTTGGCCTCTGGATTCTTGCTCCCGGACGGAAGCATAAATACTTCGTTCCCAGGAGAAACAGAAAGGACAGGCTGTCCATGGAGAAAAATCTCCAGCCGCCTGTCCTCTTTGCTAAGGGATTCAATTTGCTCCTTTCCGAGACACCGGGATAGTTCCTCAAAAAATTTACTTCCCACTGTAAACCTCCAATCTTGTTACTTCATTGAAAATAAAAAAAGCCCGTGCATTTTTTGCACGGGCTTAGGAACGCATCTTTTAACTGAGTGTTCGTCCTCATATTCTTCTTGGATAAAACAATAACTCACACAGCATTGACTGTGTGAGTTATTGTTTTGGTGGAGATAAGCGGGATCGAACCGCTGACCTCTTGAATGCCATTCAAGCGCTCTCCCAGCTGAGCTATACCCCCACATTCCCATATTTAGTTGTAATTGGTGGAGATAAGCGGGATCGAACCGCTGACCTCTTGAATGCCATTCAAGCGCTCTCCCAGCTGAGCTATACCCCCACATTTGCTGCGCCTTCGTGTCTTCTCGTTCAGCGCAAGTGGTATTTTACCAGAAAGTGAGCTCTTTGTCAACGTTAAATTTAAAGTTTTTCGATTTTTTTCGGATAGAAAAACCGCCGCAGCTTTGCTGCGGCGGTTTACTGCCATCAATAGAACTTTTTACGATTCTTGCGGGCGGCCTCGGACTTCTTGCGGCGCTTGACGCTGGGGCTCTCGTAATGCTCACGCTTACGAACCTCAGCCAGCACGCCAGACTTGGCGCAGCTGCGCTTGAAGCGCTTCAGAGCACTCTCCAGAGACTCGTTCTCTCTTACACGGACTTCCGACATTTATATTTCCCTCCCTCCGGCGCGGCGGGGCGTCCCCTGCCACGTAAGGGCCATTTTTTATGGCTTTAACAGTAACATTATATTCGTTCCGCCCAGCTCTGTCAAGTAGCAATTGTGAACTGGGTGTAAACTGTAAATGCTATCGTAAATCCCGAAGGGGGGCAATCCCCCAGAGGGATTTATTTTTTGCCCAGAAAAGGGGGTGCAGCAGAGCCATGAAATACCTTACCCTCAAGGACCGGCGGCTTATCGCCAAGCTCTACCGTCAGGAGGCCCGCGTCCTGGACATCGCAAATAAGGTCGGGTGTCACCCTGGAACCATCTATGAGGAGCTTCGGCGTGGCGCTACCGGGAAACTGGACGAAAACCAGAGGCCGGAGTACGACCCGGACCTGGCACAAAAGGAGGTCCGGGCGTCTATCAGACGCCGCGGCAACCACAGAAAGGCACCGATGCCTAACACAAAAGAGGAGGACTGAACATGAGCAAGACCATTGAGCTTTGCAAGGTGCGCCAGGGTGAGTTTTTCACCATTGACGGCGTGGAATTTGTCAAGCTGGACGAGAAGATGGGCGGCGCGTTTGTCGTTACCACCGATACCCTGCCGGACACCGGCCCCTTTGAACACGAGGACGCGGAGCGCAACGACCACAACAATTTCGTTGGTAGCTGCCTGATGGCCGACATCCTGGAATGGGCCAACAACCACCCGTCTATCAAGGACGCCATGCTGGAGCGGCCTATTGATCTCACGTCCATGGACGGCATGACCGACTATGGGATGCCCTGCGTAAAGGCCAGAACTCTGACCATCGACGAGTTCCGCAAATACCGCTGCTACATCCCCCTGACGAGCAAGCCGTGGTGGACCGCTACACCTTGGTGTACGGACAACTCCCCGTACTCCGACGCCAACCGCGCGTACGGCATCGATACCGACGGCTCTGTGGTCAACTACTACGTCTACCACGAGCTCTTCGCCCCGCGCCCCGCTTTTTATCTGAAATCCTCAATCCTTGTATCTATCAATGATGGAGCGCCGGATAAGGGAATCCGCGACTTCTCCGACACGGACCTTATCGACGAGCTGTACCGGCGGAGGAGGGAGAGCTATGACCCGGACTGAGAGAAGGGCGCTCCAGCGTAAGCGCCGTATCTTCGCGGCGAGAGCCGTTATCTGTCTGGTGGCGCTTCTGGCCGTCATCACCCTGGTGCTTGCGGTGACAACGCCGACTGCTGCGGAGGGCGAGGCTGATGCAGGTTCCACCAAACCGCCGTGCGTTTCCATCATCCCGGAAGAAACTGAGCAGGCCAGCCGTGACCCCGCTGAGTACCTTGCAAAGACGCTCTACGGAGAGGCGCGCGGATGCTCGACCGTCGAACAAGCTGCCGTCGTTTGGTGCGTTCTGAACCGCGTTGACGATGAAAGCGGCCTGTGGCCGGATGACATCATCGGAGTGGTTACGCAGCCCAACCAGTTCTACGGATATGACCCGGACCACCCGATTCTGCCGGAGCTTCTTGCTGTTGCGGAGGATGTCCTGTCCCGCTGGGAAATGGAGGACATCTGCCTGGGTGACGTTGGGCGCGTCCTGCCGAAGGAGTACCTGTACTTCACCGGCGACGGGAAGCACAACTATTTCACGACCGAGTGGAAGGGCGGAGCGACCTGGGGCTGGGAACTGGACAACCCATACGGGAGGTGACAGTGTGTGCAATACGCACTTATCCCTCTTTTCTGGCATAGGAGGTCTTGATCTGGCTGCTGAATGGGCTGGGTTTAGGACTGTCGGTCAGTGTGAGTGGGCTGACTACCAGACTAAAGTTCTGGAGAGGCACTGGCCTAATGTCCCGAGGTGGCGTGATATACGCACACTAACCAAGGAGAGCTTTTATGAAAGAACAGGACTACGAACAGTTGACCTTATTTCAGGTGGATTTCCGTGCCAACCCTTCTCAAAAGCGGGATTCCGACGAGGAAAGCAGGATGACCGTTTCCTCTGGCCAGAAATGTTGCGAGTTATCAAAGAGCTGCGGCCTGCTTGGGTTGTTGGAGAGAATGTTGCTAACATCGTCAATTTGGCGCTCGACGATGTGCTATCTGACCTGGAAGCCGAAGGTTACGAAACAAGGGCGTTTATGGTTCCAGCTCGCGGCGTCGGCGCTCTTCACCAACGATACCGATTTGCAATCTTGGCCCACTCCAACGGCAATGGACGGTGCGGACGGTCTTGCCAAGAGGTACAGGAAAGATGCGAACGGGACCCGCTCTATGCTCCTATCGCAGAAAGTGAATTACCTTGCGGGGGGGGCGATGGTCAACTGAACCCAGAATGGGTCGAGTGGTTGATGGGGTTCCCTATTGGGTGGACCGAATTAGAGCGCTCGGAAACGCGGTAGTCCCGCAACAGTTCTACCCATTCTTCCTGTATATCCATGAGATTGAGAGGGCGAAAAGAAATGCCTGACGTGAAACACGGGTGTTGCTCCTGCACCCATTACAAATTGCCAATGAGCAAAGAGCCTTGCAAGAGCTGTAAACGATGGAGCAGATGGGAGGACAAAGACCATGGCAAACCGATTGCAGGAACGCCGGTTGGCGCTGGGGCTGACACAGCCCCAGGTGTCGGCTCGGCTCAAAGAAGTAGAGGCCCGCGCGGACGTGGGAATGGTAAGCCGCTATGAGAAGGGCGTCTGCCTGCCTACGGAAGCGCAGCTCAAAGCCCTGGAGGAGCTTTTGGGCGAGAACCGCTTGGCTCTGTATGACCCCGAGGACCTGGACCTTCTCGGAGTTTTCCGGGCTGGTTCGGAACCGGTGACGCCGGAGAGCGAGGACAAGGCGACAGCTCCGCCTCCGAGCCATGCAGGGCGATTCCGCAAATGCTACCGCATCAGCCGGGAGTTCGCGGAAAGCCTGCCGGACGATCTCCTCCAGGTGTGCGGATATAGCTCCTGGCAGAGCTGGCACGATGCCGCCCTCAAGCGGCTTTTGGGCGAATATGCGGCCCGCATAAAGGCTACGAAGAAAGGAGGAAAAACAGCATGAGCGAGCAACTGGACAAGAAAAGCATCCTGGAGATGTCTATGGGAGCAATTCTGGAGAGAGTGGACTATGAGATGGGAAAGGTAATCGACAACATCCTCGACCTGAATACGAAGCCCACCGGAAAGCGGAAGATCACCGTCACGCTTGAGCTTATCCCCAGCGCCGACAGAAAAACCATCACCGTTCAGACCACGGCGAAGTCCAGCCTGGTTCCTACGGACCCCGTCACCACGAGCCTCTTTATCACCAATCAGCCGAACACCGGCGAAATGGTTGTGGCCGAGATGGTTCCCCAGGTCCCAGGTCAGATGGCCCTCGACGGCTCCGAACAGGTTTCCCCCAAAATCCTCAACTTCAAGCGGGCGTAAGCCCATAAACGAAAGGAGAATTTCCAATGTTGAAATCCGCTATTCAGTTCCTTGTGTCCCTCAAGGAGAACAAGACCTACGAAATCAACGGAGAAACCTACTCCGACAATGACCTGGTCCGCATCAAGCCTCACATCGACCGCCCTGCCAATCTCTCTGTTTCCGGCCTGGACAGCATCGTGAAGCTGGTTCGCAACGAGCTGGACGTGGTCGAAAACCTCCCGGTGTTCATCCGCGTGGATGGTGCCCGCATGGTTTCTGTGTTCACCACCTATGACAGCGTGATGTGCCGGGACAACCTCTACACCGCGAATTGCGATGTCCCTGGTTTCCATGACGGCTTCCGCGAGCCTGAGAGCGCCATCATCGAGCTTCGCAGCAAGTTTGAACCCGGCGAGGGCGTTGACTACCTCCTGGACCTCCTTTCCCGCATCAACAAGGAAAACGGCGTCAGCACCATTGACAACGGCGTGAGCCAGCAGGTAGAGGCCCGAACCGGCATCTCTCTCAAGCAGATGGTCCAGGTGAAGCCCCGCGTGAAGCTGCGCCCCTACCGGACCTTCCTGGAGGTTGAACAGCCGGAGAGTGAGTTCATCCTTCGCCTGGATGATGACGGAAACGTGGGCCTCTTTGAGGCGGACGGCGGTATGTGGAGCATGGAAGCCAAGCGCCGCATCGCCGCTTACTTCGAGGAGAAACTGTCCGAGGAGGCCGCGCAGGGCAAAATCGTGGTGATGATGTGATGTATTCCTGCCCACGCTGCGGGCTTCTGTTCGAGGAGCCGGACATCATCCACCGGCGCGAGAACCTGGACGGAGAGAACGGCTGGTGGGACTACTACGAAGCGAGATGCCCCGGTTGCGGGGAAGAAGAAATCGAAGAATATCACGAGGAGGACGAAGATGAACTCTAATTCCAATTTTTGCGATTGCGGCTCACAGGCCCCTATGCCGCGGGAAACGCTCCCTTCTATCGCAGGCACTACCGCTGAGATCTTGATGGACACCGAGAACGTGCTGGAGCGGCTTTCCCAGATCATCGAGTGCAAAGTCAGGGCGAATACCCCGAACGACAGCGAGAAGAAGGTCGATTGCTTCCGCGAGAGCTTGCTGGACATCCGAGCCAGCGCCGAACGGGTGAACGGTCTGGCCCGGATGCTTCTGGACAGCTTCCAGAGCTGACGGCGGATTAGGAGGACAACATGAAAGGAATTAAGCAGGTATCTACCCGCGGAATGGGCCGCCCTGAGTGGCTGGCCCTCCGCCGGAAAACGGTCGGCGGCTCGGACGCTGCCGGTATCATTGGCCTCTCCAAATGGTCCACCCCTTACACCGTATGGGCGGACAAGACCGGCAGGCTGCCGGATAAGCCGGACACCGAGGCTATGCGCCTGGGACGCGACCTGGAGGACTATGTGGCCCGCCGGTGGATGGAGGAAACCGGCAAAAAGGTTCGCCGCCTCCAGGCTATGCTCTACAACCCGGCATACCCGTTCGCCCACGCCGACGTTGACCGCATGGTTGTCGGCGAGAACGCAGGGCTTGAGTGCAAGACCACCTCCACGCTGGACATGAAGCAGTTCAAGGGCGTCGAGTTCCCGGAGAAGTATTACGCCCAGTGCGTTCACTACATGGCCGTGACCGGCGCAGATCGCTGGTATTTGGCTGTGCTGGTGTTCGGGCGCGGGTTCTTTATCTTCACCCTTGAGCGGGACCAGGCGGAGATTGACGCGCTGATGTCCTCTGAGAAGGAGTTATGGAACATGGTGGAGAATGACACTCCCCCTTGCCCTGACGGTTCAGAGGCCACGAGCGACGCCTTGCAAGTCATCTATTCCGATACTCAGGACCGCGGCGTTGACCTGTTCGGGCGCGAAACCATTCTGAGCGAATATCTCCAGCTCAAGCAGCAAAAGAAATCCCTGGACGAGCGCATCGGGGAAATTGAGAACATCGTCAAGAACGACATGAAGCAGGCGGAGCGGGCTGTTTGCGGTGCCTATGCGGTCACCTGGAAGCCGCAGGTGCGGCAGACCTTCCAGGCCAAGTCCTTCTCCAAGGACCACCCCAACATCGACCTTTCCCCCTACTACAAGGAGAGCGTTTCCAGACCGTTCAAGGTGACGGAAAAGGAACTGGACATCAAGGAGGCAGTTTAATATGGCAGGGAACACAACGATTCAGAAAGCTGCTGGTCGAGCGGCGGCAAGGCAGGAGCAGGGCGGCAAGGCCACCATACAGCAGTACATCAAGCAGATGCAGAACGAGATCAAAAAGGCTCTCCCCTCTGTCATCACGCCGGAGCGGTTCACCCGCATTGTGCTGTCTGCCCTTTCCACCAACCCCAAGCTGGCGGAAACCACCCCCCAGAGCTTCCTCGGCGCGATGATGACCGCCGCGCAGCTCGGCGTAGAGCCGAATACCCCCTTGGGTCAGGCGTACCTCATTCCCTACTGGAACGGCAAGGAGAAGCGGCTGGAGTGCCAGTTCCAACTTGGGTACAAGGGCCTCATTGATTTGGCCTACCGCTCTGGAGAGGTCAGCGTCATTCAGGCGCAGGTTGTCTACGAGAACGACGAGTTTACCTACTCCTTCGGCCTGGAACCGCAGCTCAAGCACGTCCCGGCCATGAGTGCCAGGGGGAACCCCACCCACGTCTATGCCGTTTTCCGCACCAAGGACGGCGGCTACGGCTTCGAGGTTATGAGCATGGAGGATGTCCGGGCGCACGCGCAGCGGTACAGCAAGGCGTATAACTCCGGCCCCTGGCAGACCAACTTCGAGGAGATGGCGAAGAAAACTGTCCTCAAGCGGGTCCTCAAGTACGCTCCTCTCAAGAGCGATTTCGTCCGTGGCGTCGCACAGGACGAAACCATCAAAACCGAAATCTCCGACGATATGTACTCCGTCCCTTCCTCCTATGTCGAGGCGGAGGCATACGAGGTGGACGATGCCACCGGCGAGGTTGTTGCGATGAAAGACACGCCCGTTTCTGGCGACGAGGAGCAGGGCGACCGATAAGGGGGCGCTACAATGCCAAAAACCAACGACAAAGACGCCTACTTCTTCTCGCATGACTGCAACGCCAGAAACGACCCGAAAATCCTGGCTCTCCGCTCCGTTTACGGGGCGGAGGGCTACGGCGTCTACTTCATGCTGGTTGAGATTTTGCGCGAGCAGCCCGAGTACAAGCTGTCTGTAACGAAGTACATCTGGTCTACTCTTGCTATGCAAATGCAGGTAGAAGCATCCAGGGTGGAGCAGATCATCACGGACTGCTGCACAGAGTTTACCGAGAACGGAAAGCCTCTCTTGGTGAATGACGGGGAGTATTTATATTCCGCTTCCCTTCTTCGCCGCATGGGAAAGGTAGATGACATCTCCAACCTTCGGAGAGAAGCGGCGAGAAAACGCTGGGAAAATCAGCCTTGCAAGGATGATTCCGGCGATGAAGGATGCACCGGCGATGCAAATGCAGAGCAAAACGGTGCAAAGAAAAGAAAAGCAAAGCAGAGTAAACCAAAGCAAAGCAAAGCAGAAGAAAGCAAAAAAGATATATTTGCGGACTTCGCCTGCGGCGATGCTGACCTTCTGGCTGCCCTGCGTGGCTTCAACGAGATGCGGGTCAAAATCAAAAAGCCGATGACCGAACAGGCCAAGAAGCGGCTGGTCACTGAGCTTGAGAAACTGGCCCCTGGAGATCGTGACACCCAGATTGCCATTCTGCACCAGAGTGAGGACCGGTGCTGGGCCGGTGTGTTTGCCCTCAAGACCGATGCGGCGAACGGGTTCCACAGTAACTCCGGTGGCCGCACTTCCACCAGCGCCTCGGACAAGATGGAGGCGCTTCGGGACCTGCACGACGCGTTCTCTGGAGGGGATGGGCGATGAACAGGGCGGAGATGACCGAGATTTTTGCCGTCCTGATGGTCGCCTATCCGAACGCCGAGATGTTCCGGGCGGAAAGCCAGCAGGCGCTCAAGGAGCGTCTGGCTCCGACGATTACGCTCTGGACCACCTGCCTCCAGGACATCGACTTCTGGACGGCGCAAAAGGCCGTCATCCGGGTTTGTAAGACCTGCAAATTCCCGCCAACCATCGCGGAAATGCGTGAGGCTGCCGACGGCGTTTCGGAGGAAGTTCGGCTGGAAATCGAAAGTGCCTGCATGAAAGCGCGCAACGCACTCAGGTGGCTGCAAGACGGAGAGAGCGAGGAGGAGGCAATCAAGCGCCTGCCCGCCAGGACCCAAAAGACTATCGAAGCCATGGGAGGCATCAGGGCTTTTTCCCCGCCGGATAAGCCGATGTTCAACTTCGACGGATTCCGGCAGACATACGAGCGCCTGCTGAGATCGAATCCGGTTGGGCTGCCCGGTGGGGAGCGAAAGAAACTGACATAAGCGCTGGGGGTGTTCTGGTATGGGCTACTCAAACAGGACTTGGAATTGCCCGTTTTTCAAGTGGGACGAGAAAATGTGCGTCCACTGCGAGGGCGGTCGAATTTCTTTCCCGGACAGGAAAGCGTCGGAGGAGTACATAAGCCGCTACTGCGCGTCGGTGGCGAACTGGAAGGACTGCTCCGTTGCCTCCAACCTCCTGCGCTACTACGAAAGGACGGAGTGATATGCGAAATATCGACAAAATCAAGAGCCTTGAGAAGGAGCTGGGCCGATACCGCAAAGCGGTTGCTGACCGGGACAAGCTCCTTCGCAAGCAGAGGGAAGAACTTGAGCGGGCGCACGACGGTGCCTTGCAGCTCCAGGCTGCGACTGACGCTCTGATTTCCTCCATCGCCCTCGCGCATGGTGAGGAGATCATCGAGGACGGAGAGCGGCTTGGGTGGCGGCTTACGGTCCAGAAGTTCGATGTCGAGGAGGTTCGGAAGGGGTACGAGGTCCACGCCCGCCGGGATGAAAAGACCGGCGACTACATCGTGGGGGTTGTCCCCAGGGAGAACCAGGAATGAGCGTTCGCAGGAAAACGCCCAATCGCCTGGTCCTGCACAGGAAGTGCGGGACCTGCGGAAAGATGATTGTCACAACGGCTGATACGCCGTGGGTACGGCAAGTAGAAAGGGACGGGAAGAAGCAGGCCACGACTTACTTCTGCTGCTCCCAGTGCTTCGCCGCAAGCTACAAGCATATCGGCTGGTATGACGGAAAGGCGGAGGAACGCCGGAGAGAGCGGGAAGCGAAGCGCGACACCAGAGAGAAAAGCCGAAGGTACTACGCTGCACACGCCGAGGAGCTGCGGGAAAAGGCCCGGCGTTACCGGAAAGAACATCCGGGGGTTGCGGCTGCTGACAGCGCATACCAACGCAGAAAGCGGAAACTCCTGCGGGAGGAGGCGGAGCTGAGTGCTTGACGATAGAACCCGGCTTTGCGATGGCGAAATAGACTATGGCGATAGTGGTTTGTACCAAAATGTAGTACAAACCACTGGCACGGAAAACCATGGTGGAGGCGATGAAGATGGGGTTGAGTGGTAGCGATCTGGCGAGGCTCGGGCCTGCCGCCCAGAAGCAGGTTCTTGAGAAGCTGGGGAAACGGGCGCAGGAGCGGAAATATCACAACGAACATGACAGCCGAGGCAACCTGCATTTCGACAGCAAGAAGGAGGCGCGGCGGTTTGACGAACTTGTTGTGCTGCTTCGGGCCGGAAAGATACGGAACCTCAAGCTCCAGGCCCAGTACACGCTCCAGGAGAGTTATATCACCGAAACCGGAGAGAGGGTTCGGGCTATCCGATATGTGGCCGACTTTGCGTATGAGAGGCCAACAATGCCGGACTGCGCCGGAGAGGTTCACTGGGTCCCGGTGGTGGAGGATGTCAAGAGCAAGGCAACGCGGACCGCGAAGTATGAGATGAAGAAAAAGCTCCTGCGGGAGCGGTTTGGTCTGAGCATCACGGAGGTATGAGATGAACGATGAAATCAAGCGCGGCGACATCTACTACGTCGCCATCCCCTACGCAACTGGTCACGAGATGGAGAAGGACCGGCCCGCCATTGTCGTGAGCTGCAACGAGCTGAACCGGACAAGCCCCTGCATCGCTGTGGTCATGTGTACCGGCTCCGAGAAGAAGGACCTGCCGGAACATATCACCATCCGCTCTACGCCCATCCAAAGCACGGCCATGTGCGAGCATATCTACACCGTTGACAAGAGCCGCGTCGGGAAGCGCGTGGGGCGCTGCACGAAGTCCGAACTTGCGTCGCTGGACATCGGCATCATGTCCGGCCTCGGGCTGGGCTGCTATGACCTTGCAAGGGACGAGGAGCGCGCGGCAGAGGTAAGCCCCACCGTCCCTATGCTCCAGCCCGTACAGACCTCCGAGGAGCTTGTGCGGGCGCAGGCGGAGCGCGACATCTACAAGGGGTTGTACGAGCGGCTGCTGGACGGCATGACCATGGAACGGAGGGCCGGGGCGTGAGCAGGAGAAAACCTATCACCTGCTGCCCACACTGCGGAAGCAAGCAAGGGGTTTTCACCAAGACAACCTATGTCAATGTTCCGTACTGCATCGGGTTTGATGGAGAGGAACAGTACAACGGGGAGATGTACGACAACGCAGAGCGACACGATGGTGGGATGATGGCTTATTGCCAGTCTTGCGGGAAACCGGTTTGCCGTTTGACCACGATGCAGAAGCAGTGGAGAGGGAGGGGTTGAATATGAGGGACAAGAAGAACTTGCGCCGCATCTCTGAGGTGGTAACCGCCCAGACCAATTTCAACCTGGACCGGCTGGCTGCTCTGCGCGGCTACCGGGACCGGGGCCGCATCATAGACGAGCTGGTGCGAGATAAAATGCTGGAACTGAAACGGAGGAAAAGACATGAGCATGAATAAGTTTGCCCAGGAGGTCCACCAGAACGCCGTAGCGCACGGCTGGTGGGATGACCCCAGAACTTTCGGGGAGATCATCTCCCTTTGCCATAGCGAGCTGTCCGAGGCCCTGGAGGAGCTGAGAGCCGGTCGCGGTATGGTCTGGTATGCCTGCACCGAGGGAACGCCCGAGCATCCCTGCAACCCGAAGGACATCTATGATTGCGAGATGTCCGGCCAGGAGGCGAGCTGCGCCTACCGAAGCGCAAAGCCGGAGGGTATCGCCGTGGAGCTGGCCGACTGCATCATCCGGGTGCTGGACTACTTCGGCAAGGAGGAGTTCGACACGGACGCCCTGCTGTTGCAGGCCAGAACGACCATCATGTGCGATGTGCCGTGCCGCGTCTATAACGCCTCTCTGGGCGACTGCATCGCACGCTGGCACCTGCTCCTCTCCCTGGCGTATTCGTGCTGGTGTCGGGCCTCTGGGAGCTATGCCTCTGCCCTTCGGATGGCGCGCTGTGTTTGCGAAATCCAGGAGTGGGCCGAGGAGAACGGCGTAGACATGGAGATGGCCTTGGACATCAAGCACGCGTACAACAAGACCAGACCCTACCGGCACGGAGGCAAGGCGCTGTGAAAGTTGGGCAGAAGGTGGTTCGATACCCGGAAACCTTCTGGGAGCGCGAGGGGGACCGGAACAGCCCCAAGCGCCCACTGAGCGGCAAGGTGGTTTATATCCACCCGAAGGGGCGGTATCACACCGTCGAGTTCGATTTACCGGGCGGAAAGGTACGGGAGAATTTTCCGGGGGTAGAGGAATGAAAAACATCCTGTGGCGCATACGGTCATGGCTCATTCAAAAGCTGGGCGGGTATGACCGGCAGCAGATCTGCACGACACGCGTTTCCCACAAAATCGTGAACTTGAAGCCAGTCCGAGTGAGGCAAGAGGTTCGGATTTCAAGGGACTGCATCCAAAACGCGGACTATTTCAGGGACGAGGTGCTGCACGCCAGAAACAGCATGGCGTATATGATCGCGTCCGAAATGCTCAAGCGCGACTTGATTCTTTTCCAGAGCCAGGAAGCCATAGAGCGCGACGAAGTTGTTCTGCGTGCAACGGTGTTCCTCGTTTCTGCCAGAGATGCTTCTCTGTTTATCATCTGATATGCTCATGGTGTGCTTTAGCATAGCATGAGCAAGAGAACGGCCCTGGGGCGAAAGCCCTGGGGCCTTTTCTTGTCTATGCCCTCCTATGGGGGAGAGAGATGCGGCGCAAGTTCTTCTTGTCCCTCATATTCAACCCCTCCCTCTCCACTGCTTCTGCATCGTGGTCAAACGGCAAACCGGTTTCCCGCAAGAC